ATGGCAACATTCAAATATGAAATATTTAAAGATAGGAAAAGAATAGATGGCACTTACAACGTTAAGATAAGAGTCACACACAATAGGAAGCTTAAAAGGATTCCCACTTCCATATATGTTACGAAAGAAGATATAACCAAGGGGTTTAAAATCAAAAATCAGTCCATCTTAGATGAATTAAATAACATCATATCCATATATAGGAGCAAGTGCAACCTGTTGTCATTGCTCATAAACGATATGGATATAACAGAACTTGTGGAGCATATAACCAAAACTGATGAATCATCTCTAAAAATAGACTTCATTTCCTACGCCCGCAAATGGATAGATGAGAACAGAGAGAAGCATGGAATCAATGTGTATTCCTGCATGGTAAACTCTTTAACAAAATTCCTGGGACGGGAGAAATTGGATTTTAAGGAGATAAATTACAAATTCTTGAAATCGTATGAAGAACATCTCGGTCAAAGACGTGCACTCTCTTTATATATGGGAGCAATCAGGCATTTGCATAACGAAGCTAAAAAAGAATATAATGATGAAGAAGCAGGGGACATAAAGATACCATGGTCTCCATTTACCAAGTATTCTATACCTAATATAATATGTACCCGCGAAAGAGCTTTGGACGCAGATACTATCAGAGCCATATACAACCTGCCATATATACTCACTAAAGATAAAAAGGAGAAGGATTGCAGATTTAATTTTGCAAAGGATATGTTTATATTATCCTTTTGCTTGATGGGTATGAACTCGGCAGATTTGTTTCTTTGTGACACTATAAGCGAAAGCAAGGGAACGCTTACAATCACATACAACAGGGCAAAAACTGCAACAAGAAGGACTGATAAAGCAAAAATAAGCGTTAACATTCATCCCTTCATATTGCCCATATACGAAAAGTATAAGGACGTATCCGAAGAAAGAGTTTTTAGGTTATATAAAAAGTATTCCACTTATGGCAGACTCAATGTTGCCATAAATGTAGGTTTGAAACAGATAGGGAAAGTTCTTGGCATTGAAGATTTGGAATTTTACGCAGCCCGGCATTCTTTCGCTTCCATCGCACGAAACGATTTAAAAGTGGACAAAGGTACAGTAGGAGAAGCACTAAATCATGTAGATAAAGAGAACAGAATGACAGATCTATACATAAAAAAAGATTTTTCCGTAATTAATGATGTTAACAGTAGGGTTATTGATTATGTTTTTAACCCCGATATGATGAAAGGGTAAATGTAAGGCAGCTTATTGGACCGCCTTTTCAAGGTTCTCTCTGATTTGTTGGAGCATTCGGAAAGCCCCGGCCATCTTATAGTTGCCCAGACATTGCTTAGCCTGCATGATACAACTTTCAACAGTAAGTTTCAAATCCGGAGTGAAAGCCGCTTTGTTAATCTGCATTTCTTTGGGAAGTTCATCAGCATGGTTGTTGAACCATACGATCATTTCATTCAATTCCTCTTCGGAATAAGATTCTTTTTTTTCAGCCATAATACATAAGTTAATGTTAGTTCCGGCAAAGATAACAAAAATAGCCCCGACTCATCACGAGCTGGGGCAGTCCAATTTATAAATTTAAAGTCTTATGATGAAGATTGTCTGTTGTGCCAATGCTTTACTATCAGCATAACGACAATCAAAACGGTTACACAAACACAGGCAAAACCGATTTGTTCAGGCAGCGTGGATTCTTTTTTCTCTTTTATGGTTTCTGACCGGTTTTCTTCACGGGTATTGGAAGTGGTTTCCTTGTCAGCTTTCACTTCCGTACTGTCTTTGATTGCAGTTTCCTTCCTTTTATTCTTGCTGAAATCACCTTCCACATGACCGTCTGCCAATAACGGAGGTTTCCCGGTCAGGCTGTCGGGCGGTTTTCGGGTATCATAGATACGAAAATCAATCACATAGTTACTATTAGTGGTAATAAGTTCGCTCAAAGAGGTACTTGATCCGTGTACGATGTTGATAGATTCACTGGCGCTATCCTTGCTGATTACTTCTGTGTTGGATTTGATAGCCTTATGCGAGCTGCCACAGGCAAACAGCAGGAACAGACACATGAAGGGAGCCAGCAATATGTGCCGGCTTATCCAGTTCATAACCTTAGCCAACATAAGAAATATTATTTATGCGGTTCATCCACCCCCGTTTGAACTTGTTGTTTGCTGGGCGTTTCCGGCATATATCCTCGATAAAATCAAACCGTGCAATCTTGATCTGGTCAAACAGTTCACGCGGATTACGGGAATTAACTGCGGCAATGGTCTTGGGACCTACAATGCCATCCACCGTAACACCAAGCAAGCGTTGAGGAATCTTAATTCCGTGCGCACCGGATGCCCAGACCCAATCAACTAATATATCAGCAACTGATTGCGATTTTATCTCATCAGCCTTCCATCTGTCCCAGTACATGGTTTTCAAGATTTCCGTCCATTCCTCTTTTGTGAGATTTTTCAATCTTTCAACTGTAGGCTTGGAATATCCTTTCTTTCGGCAATATGCCTCATAGGTTCCGATAGTCACCCCCATATTGGTAGCCCCTCCCAAGTCATCAGGATCATCAACAAAACCGCCTTCCCATTTCAGAATAAACGGTGCAAGTTTTCTTATGTCAGTCATACTACTCATTAATTATAATTATTCGATTTTATTTTCTTTGAATTCCGGCAGGATATATTGTATGTTAACCGCTGCTTCATGCAAGACCTTATGAAGTTCATCTTCCTTCAAATCCGTTTCATCTGTAAACTCACAAAATATATTTCCAACCCAATCTTGAGATGAATTAAGCCGTTTAATAGCGACGCTGTTGCATCCATTTGTTGATAATAGAGATTTGGCAACCTTATCCTTAACTTGATTATCAATATCTGAATAGAACATGAAAAGATTCTTTGCGAGATTTTCTGCAAAAACGGCCACTTCACTCATGGGAAGTGATTGGATGTTTTCACGCATTCCGGCTATACCTTTTCGTTTTACCTCGAACTGCACCGAAAGAAAAGCTATATGCCCCAAAGGATGGGGTTGTACGATATATACCCTGTCTGCTTTCGTTTCATAAAGTACACGCCACAGCTCACCGAACACCTTGGCGGAGTTCTCGCTGCGGTGGTAACTTCTTCTTTCCTCCTCTTTTTTAAAATATTCCACTTTTAAATCAGTCAGTTTGTTTTTGGTATACTGATTATAGGCGAAATAAGCTGCCAGCAATGTTCCGGCAGCACTAATAATGTTTGCAATATCTATCTCCATTACATTCACCGTTTAATTATTATATGATAAATTATTCATCCTGTTTCCTTTATTTCTCAACTGTCCCTATCTTTCCTGAAAAAAATGCCTAGAATTTATATATATGCAAAATAAATCCATATCCATATTGCTTACTATTCATATTTCACTATCTTTGTCAATACTTTGTTGACCTGATTCTTTCAAAACTATTATTGATTGGAATTAATCTCCCCCCGTCAGACTGTGAAGCCAGACGGGGGATTCCATTATTCGACAGATAGACAATAAAAAAAGAGCCTGATGACAATATTTATTGCCATCAAGCTCCTGGTTACACTGCAAAGATAGTGAAAACTATTCCATATTCAATCCATATTGAAAAAAATAATCAGGAGCAATATTTCGATTATCCGAAGAATTTAAAGAGTCACTATATTAATAGAAAACAAATAGGATTCATGAAATCTACCGGTTGTCTATAAAATCAGATGTTCTCAAACCTTTATCAGGAAACATCTTTACTTTTTTCCTTTTCCTTTGAAGATTTTTCAAGTCACGCACAATGGTGCTGGAAAGTACCTCCGAATAAATCTGTGTGGTCTTTACGGAAGTATGTCCGAGCAGCTTCTGGACTGTTGTAATCGCAACTCCCTGATGAACCAGCAGGGTGGCACAGGTATGACGGCTCACATGGTAGGTTATCCGCTTTTTGATACCACATAACCCGGCCAGCTTTCGAAGCTGCTTATTCACTTCCGAGTTACAAGGCAAAGCGGCAAAACTTCCGATATCCGGATAACGGTCAAGAATGCCCAATGCCCTGCTTTCAAACAGCAGATGTAACGGCAGACGGATTTCCACCCCTGTCTTGACGGATTTGAAGTACAGCCACCGTTTGCCGTTTACCTTGATAAAGTTGGCCGGAGATAGCTGGCAGAAATCGGAATAGCGGAGTCCGGTATAGCAGCAGAACAAGAAGGCATCGAGCACATGGCGCATGGATTCCTCTTCCACCTCGACCGTTTCCAGCTTCTTCAGCTCGTCCGGGGTAAGAAACTCATGTCTGCCTTTCTCCTGTTTGATTTTGTACTTTCTGAACGGATAAGCGTCGGCGTGCATATATCCCTGGTTGATTGCCTCATTGACCAAGGTACGGAGCTGTCTCATGTGCTTGGCTATCGTATTGACCGCATTGCCCTTTTCTCTCAAGTATTGCTCAAAATCACGAAGGAATGTATAGGTAAGGTCCTTGAAGTCCAATCCGGAACGGAAATCATGCAGGACCGCCAGTGTCGAGTGCAGGTTGTCCTTGGTGGACTGCTTCTTGTCCGAATTGTCAATGGCTGATTTGGCAAAAGTGGAGAAGCTGACATTCACCGTACTTTTCTTCTTGACAGCATCCTTCAGTAGTGAGAGTGTGGCAGGTATTCCGCGCTTCCAATACCCCAACTCTATGCCTTGCAGATACAGGATGTATTCATAGAGCATTGTGTTGAGTTCGTTAGACTGGGGATGGTTAATGACTTGTGCCCCCTCACGGCTCCAGCACTCCGGTTTGAGGTACACGTTTGTCTTCAAGTAGATTTTCCTTTGGTTCAAATAGGCTTCAACCTGTACAAGAGCCGTGCCCTGCCTGTTAAGTGTGTTCTGGCGGTTATATACAAGACGGTATCTGATTTTATCCATTTTTCCGCAAAGATGCATCCTCTGTTCCAAGCTGCAAAATTTAGCCAATAAAAAATACACCCCCACTTTCGCAAGTAAAGATGTATAATATCTATAAAAAAATGGTCTGTGAAAAAAACATTTGTAAAAAAGATGCCATTATTCATCACGAACGATAGCATCTAGACATTTTTATCAGCAAACTCTTTTAGTGATTTAGAATAATGTTTAATTCAATATAGATGCTACAAAGTTATATATAAATTTTGTTTTGCCCAAATTATTATGTAGTTGACGTACGGTATCAAAAAGGCAGGATTCGCCAATCCTGCCCAATTCCATACACAAATCTTTTTATTAATTAAAATACCTCACGGCATTCAAAAATTAATAAATGAAAAAACATTATTAATTGTCATAGCAAAGCTATAACAAATATTTAAAAAAGAATCATTATATGAAAAAAAGAACAGAATAAACGATATATAGACCAACAAACATTTAAAATAATATTGTAATACAAAAGTCATTGATACAAATCCTTCTGGAAGAACTGATTGGTGTTGCTACGAGTGAAAAAGATGGATTGATGCCATCAATTCAAAGAATGACCACTTCATATCAAAAAGACCAGCAGAAGTATTGTAAAATTGCCGAATTTAGAAATCGTTTAACAGGAATATCAATGCTTATTTCAGTATTTAAGAACCATGAAAATTCATCTCCGTCTGTTGTTTTATTAACAGGATATAGCGATGATCTATCCGTTAATTCGATAAAAAGAGGAATCTATTTAACTAATGTTTATTATCAAAAAAAAGAGAACAAAACCATTGTTTATGTAAAATCATCAGCATACGTGTATATCAGTACATTGTGCATTGGCATGAATGGGTCGCTCAAACTAAGCCATGAAAACAATCTAGATTTACCATCCGACGCAATCGAAATTCCTATATCTTGA